CAAACAACACCTCAAATTTTTTTATATTTAGCACCAGATGCTAATACTTTCACAACTTTGAAATTTTATTCGATTGATAGAATTCAAGATGCGGGTATATATACCAATCAAGCGGATGTAGTTTACAGATTTTTACCATGTATGTGTTCTGGACTAGCGTACTATCTTTCAGTTAAAAGATCACCAGAAAGAATACAAGTATTAAAACAATTATATGAAGATGAATTATTAAGAGCTTTAAATGAAGATGGACAAAGAACTTCTGTATATATTTCACCACAAACTTATTTTGGAGATGGAGTATAATGTCTTACGCAACTGGTAAAAGATCAAAAGCAATTTCTGATAGATCAGGTATGGAATATCCTTATAGAGAAATGGTAAAAGAGTGGAATGGTTCATTAGTTCATATTTCTGAGTTTGAGCCAAAACATCCACAACTAGATCCTCCTTATCACAAGGCAGATGCTATAGCCTTAAAAAATCCAAGAGGAATGAAATTTCAGCAACCTAACACAGAATTTGCTAACGATGTTACTATTTCAGATTCTGGGGGTATCCATGTGGGTGTTGCTAATTTATCTTTACCAGGTGACTTTGCTTTTAAAACACAAGAAATACAAGTTACAACTAATGGTTTGACAACCACTCAACATACAATGGTTCCAGAAGACCCTTCTTTACAAAATAGAAGAAGAGAACTTATTTTTCTTGTTGGATCAGTGGAGGTGAGTATTTCATAATGGCTATTACACATTCAAGTTTTTTAACTCAAGTAAGAAATTATACAGAAGTAAGTTCTAATGTTTTAACAGATGCAATCATACAAGAATTTATTAGAAATGTAGAATTAGATGTAGCTGGTAAAGTTGACTATGACGATTTAAGAAAATATGCTACTTCAAATTTTACAGCAGGTAATAGAGCTGTATCTATGCCATCTGATGTTTTAATATTAAGATCAGTACAACGAATTGATTCTAGTGGTAATAGAGAATTTTTAGAAAAAAGGGATACAAGTTTTATATCTGAATTTAACGGAACAGGCGCACAAGGCACGCCTAAATATTATGCTAATTACGATGATTTTAACATTATCGTAGCTCCAACACCAGCTGCAGCTGACACAGTTCAAATTAATTATATTAAAGATCCACCTAATTTTACGTCCACAAATAATACATTTTTATCTACTTACCAAGAATCGATGTTATTACATGGTGTCCTAGCAGAAGCATTTAGGTTTTTAAAAGGACCTGATAATCTATACAATCTATACAATTCGAAGTATAATGAAGAAATACAGAATTTTGCTCTACAACAAATGGGCAGAAGAAGACGAGGAGAATACACCGATGGAGTTCCAAGGATAAAAGTAGATTCTCCTAGTCCATAAAAATAGGAGAATAAAATGGCAATAACAACAAACGCAATTTGTGATTCTTTTAAAAAAGAATTACTACAAGGAAAGCACGATTTTGATACATCATCTGATACTTATAAATTAGCGATGTTTACAAATTCTGCGACTCTTGGAAAATCTACAACAAATTATACAACTGCAAACGAAGTTTCATCACCATCAGGATATACTGCGGGTGGTAAGGCATTAGTTAATCAGGGTGTAAAAGTTTCATCATCAGTAGCAATAACTGATTTTGCTGACTTATCTTTTGTAGGTGTAACATTAACTGCAAGAGGTGCATTAATTTACAATACAACAACAGATGGTGGTTCAGGTACAACTGATGCTGTTGCTGTGTTAGATTTTGGTGGAGACAAGACTGCAACTTCTGGAACATTTACTGTCCAGTTTCCTGCATTCACAACCTCTGCAGCTATTTTAAGATTATCTTAATAATTATGGGAGCCCGATTTAGTGTCATACACAACATTTACTGTTACTGTTAATAATCCTGGATCGGGCAACAAATATTATATAGACGGAGTTTTACAAGCTAGCGTCCCACTAGCTTATGGTGCTACTTATCGTTTTGATCAATCAGATTCTTCAAACGCTACTCATGGCTTAAGAATTTCTACGACTTCAGATGGTACACACTCAGGTGGATCTGCATATGTTCCAGGTGTCACTGTAGTTGGAACTCCTGGTCAAGCAGGAGCATACACAGAATTTTTTGTTACAGAAATTGGTCCTCCAATAACCATGTATTACTATTGTGTAAACCATCCAGGAATGGGAGGCACTTTAAATTTAAGTTCTAATTCATGGGGTGCTAAAGCTTGGGGTAATGGCACTTGGAGTAATCAAGGTCATATAGATGAAGTAGTTTCAGGACAATCACTAACTTCAAATATTGGGTCATTACAATCGATAACTGCTAACGCTGACGTTCAACCAAGTGGAATTCAATTATCAAGCGCACAAGGCTCAACTGTAGGAGGCACATCAGTTTTAATTGAAAATCCAGGACCAGTAACCGCATCGTTAGGTGTTGGGCAAGTAGTTACTGGTTTTGGTGTTAACACCACTGGTAGTAGTTTAACTTCATCAATAGGTAGTGCTACAATTGATGAAAGCACACTTACTGGTGAAGGTTGGGGAAGAGCTGCATGGGGTGAATTCGCATGGGGCGTAAATTATTCAGTAGCAGTTACTGGACAATCTTTATCAACTGCCATGGGTGAAGAAACTTCATTTTCAGATGTTACAGTTTCAGTCACAGGACAATCCCTAACATCCACACAAGGCATTATTTCGTTAAAAGGTGATTTTGGTATTGTTGTTTTTGCAGCAGAGGATCAACTTGATGGAGTTGTAGGAACAGCCACAACAGCAGCAAATGCAGATATTTCAGTAAGTGGTATTGGATTATCAGGAGGCATAGGTCAGGTGGTTCCTGAACCTAAAGTACCAGTAGATGTTACTGGTATTCAAGGAACATTTAGTATAGGTTCTATTTCACTAGAACAAACCACAGTTGAACCAGTCACTGGTCAAACTATGAGTATGTCTTTAGGAGAAGAATCTCAAGTATCAAAATATCCAGTTACTGGGTCGTCTCTTTCAAGTTCTATTGGTTCAGTTACACTTACCATAGGTGCTGATATAGATGTTAGTGGTATTACATTATCGGCTTCTATAGGTAATGTTGTAGTTACACCTTGGCAAGAGGTAAATCTAGGTGTGAGCAATGTTTGGACAGAGGTTGATTTGGCTGCTTGATTAATGTAAAATTGTAATTATTTAGGAGAAAAATTTATGGCATCTAGTTATTCAACAGATCTAAAACTCGAACTAATGGCCACTGGTGAAAATGCCGGTACATGGGGAGATAAAACAAACACAAATTTAAATTTAGTACAACAAGCAATTGCAGGCTTTGAGCAAATAACATTATCAGCAGGAGGCACTACTGCACTTGTTATGTCTGATGGTGCATTATCAAATGCAAGAAATTTAGTAATTAAATTTGCAACGATTACTGCAACATCAGGAACAATCTGTACGATACCTGACTCGATAGAAAAATTTTATATTTTTGATGTTACTGGAGTAACAAACCCAACTAACCTTACAATTAAAACTGCATCAGGAACTGGATTTAGTCCAGACGCACAAAAAATTTATGCAGCTTATTCAGATGGTACAAATCTAAATGAAGTTTCATTAGATACTTTAGGTGGTACTATTGGAACTGCACAAATTGCAGATGATGCAGTAACTAATGCTAAAATTGCAGATGATGCTATTAGAGCTGCACAAATTTCTGATAATGCAGTTATAACTGCAGTAATCAACGATGATGCTGTAACACAAGCTAAAATTGCAGACGATGCGGTGGGTCCTGATCAATTAATAAATACTGCAGTAACTGCAGGATCCTATACATCAGCTTCTATTACAGTTGATGCTCAGGGTAGATTAACTGCAGCCTCATCAGGAACTGGTGGTGCGGGTGCTTTTATGCCACAAGTTTTTGCGCAAGGTCCAGCATCAGGCACTGCAACTTCTAATGGTTCAAAATATATTGCGTACGCTGCGGCAGGCGGAGGCGGCGGAGGTGGCAATAATTTTACTGGTGATGGAGCTAGAGAAGGTGGCTCAGGTCCCTTTGCAGTTTATCAAGGAGATATATCTGCACCATTTTCACAACCTTATGCTGTTGGTGATGGTGGTAAAGGTGGTGGTTCTGCAAATAATCACCAAGGAGCTGGTCAAGGTGGTACTACTGAAATAGCAAACTTATTTAATATAACTGGTGGTAATGGTGGTAAACAAATGGTTCAGCCTATGATTGGTCCAGGAACTAATGGAGCTTCGTCTTCTACAGATAGAATTTATAATGATGACACAGATAATTCACGAGTAAGTCAAAAAGCTTCTAACACAGTTTTTGTGCCTTCTTTATCTGGACAATTTGGTGATCATGGACCTAATGGTCAGTACGGAACAGGGCAAGCTGGTCAAGAAGGATTTTTAGCTTTTTTCGACAACACAGGAACGTAAAATAGATTATGGCAAATTATTGTATATTTGGAGTTAATGGTGCGATGATAAAATTATCAAAGTCAGAGGACCAAAAAAATAAATTTTTGCATAAATATGATCCAGCTGTAGCAAAAGAAATTAGCGATGCTCAATATCTTGCAGCAAGTCAGGATACACTTACTTTATATTTAGAAGAAGATGTAGTCAAAGAAATGTCTAATCAAACTTATGACTCTAATAGACCTGATGAAACAGATTCTGAAAGAGATGCAAGATGGAAAGAAACTTTTGAAGAGGAATTAAATTATCAGAAATACAAGGTAGGTCATTACGTTGATTTTACAAGTGATGCTCCCGCAGAATGGGTTGCATATAAAAACAATTTAAATTCTGTTAATGTAGATAATGTTACTTTTCCAATTGAAAGTTTTCAAAAATGGTTTAATAGTCAGAGTGGTTTTTCACAATTAACAATGTGGGAATTACCATGATGATTTATGAAATATATTAAATTTTCTTGCCATAAAGATTTACTCGAAGAAAAAATTATTCAACCAATACCAGCAAAACAAAATATACCTGAATGGTATAAAAAAATAGAAAAATATTTTTCACAAGATAAACACGATAGAACAATAAAAAGCTGTGTTCCTGTTTTAGATTCTATTACTTGTGGATATCTTTTAAGAATGCCACAAGACATGCAAATGCAATATAACATTTGGGTAGAACCAAGAAAAAAATATTGTACTCGAATAAGTTTTTCTGCACCTCCTCATCAAGATAGTTTAAATTTAGGAATTCAATGTGACGCAGAAGATCATCCTAATCAACAAGTTGGTGGGCCAGATAGTTTTTATTCAAAAAAACATAGAGGCATGGGTGTTCCCAAAATTATAAATCCTTTTGTAATTAAAACTCCACCAGGTTATTCTTGTATGTTCATACCCCCTATGCACAGAGAGATGGATTATTTTCATATTTTACCAGGTATTGTAGACACAGACACATTTAAATTACCAATTAACTTTCCTTTTATTATGAATACTGATAAATACAAAACAATAGATACAATTATTAAAATAGGCACACCTTATGTACAAGTGATACCTTTTAAAAGAGATAGTTGGAAAATGGAAATAAAAGCGCAAGAAGAAAATGAAAACGAAAAAAATACTTTTTTACATAAATTAAGAATGGTAGACGCATATAAATTAAAATGGTGGGACAAGAAATCATACAAATAAAACCTAATCAATTAGAAAATTACGTAGTTGTAATTGATAGTAAAGAAATTGATTTAGTCAGTGAAACTTTTATAAAAGTCTGTAAAAAATATTCAAATAAATTTAAAACCTCCGCTATTGTTGGAAGTAATGACCCTGGTGGACAAGTGGTAAATAAAAAAACTCGTAACGCAGATATTTGGCCTTTAGGTAATAATTATGATGACGTTCTTGATGTGCATTGGGCACAATATTTTTGTAATCAATTAAAAAAATGTTTTCAATATTATGCACATTTAAAAGTAAAAGATTATATGGATTTAAAAATTCAAGATGTTCAAATTTTAAGGTATCCCGTAAATGGTCATTACGCAGTTCATTATGATCATCACAATTTATTTCCAAGGACATTAAGTTTTATAATTTTTTTAAATGATGATTATGAGGGAGGGGATTTGCAATTTTTATTCCCAGATGAAACAAATATATTTAATGTAAAAAAAAGAAAAGGAAGAATAGTAATTTTTCCAAGTAATTTTTTATTTCGTCATAGAATCATGCCAGTAACAAAAGGAGAAAGGTATTCTTTAGTAGCATGGATGGATTAAATTTTAAATATAAAATAGCTAAAAATTTTTTAACTAATTATGAGTGTGGTATATTATATAATTATGCACGCATAAGACATTTAACAAATAAGACCAACTTTGAAAATCCTAAAGAACATTCAGTAGGAAGCAACACAGCTGATACATATTTTTACGCAGATCCTTTGATGGAAACTTTTTTAGATCTTAAACGTCAAGATGTAGAAAAAATTGTAGATAAAAAATTATATCCAACATACTCTTATTGGAGGATGTATACCTATGGGGCGACCTTACCTAAACATAGTGATAGGCCATCTTGTGAAATAAGCTGCACTATAAATATTTCTGATAATTCTGATTGGCCTATTTATATGGATGATAAAGCAATTTTTTTAGAAAAAGGAGATGCTTGTATTTACAAAGGTTGTGATGTAAAACATCATAGACAAGCTTTAGAGTCTAATCATCAAGCACAAGTTTTTTTACACTATGTTGATGCAGAAGGTAAAAATAAAGATTGGAAATATGATAAAAGAATTAGATTAGGTTTAGGAGGAGATTAATATGATATTTAAACATGAGGAAAAAGGTTTGAAAATTGAATTTAGTTGGAAAGAAATATTCAACATAGTTTTACATAAATCCATTAAATTTGAAGCAGAAAGCACTTACAAATTTTATAGTCATTTTATGAAGTTAATTAGCGAGGCAATGGCTAAATATGGTGATGCTAAAAAATATGGTCAAGTTAAGGATGATGAAGTAAAAACCAAGTAGGCTTACAAGTCCAATATAATAATATATAATAAGGTATGCCTTTAACAAAAGTAAGAATTGCTCCTGGATTTAATAAACAAGTCACCCAAACTGGTGCTGAAGGTCAATGGACTGATGGAGACTTTGTCAGATTTAGATATGGTCTTCCTGAAAAAATTGGTGGTTGGGAACAAATATTAGCTGATAGTTTAGTGGGTGCAGCTAGAGAACAATTTATTTGGGCTGATTTAGATGGTAGAAGATATGCTGCAATCGGAACTAATAAATTATTAGTGGTTTATTATGAAGGTTCTTTTTTTGATATAACACCATTAGACACTGCTTTAACTTCATGCACATTTGATACAGTTAATACATCTGCCACAGTAACAGTAAACAAAGCTGCACACGGATTAGAAGCAGGTGATTTATTTACATTCACTTCAGTGACTCCACCAAGTGGTGCAGGATATGTTGCATCTGATTTTGAAACTAATACTTTTGAAGTGACGAGTGTTTCTGGTATTGATGAATTTACAATTACCATGGCTAGCGCAGCTGGAACCACGGTCAACGGAAGTGGGTCCGCTACTGTAAATCCTTATGTGAAAGCTGGAGCACTAGGTTTTACTTATGGTTTTGGTTGGGGAACGGCTTTATGGGGAGGTGGTCAACAATTGTTTAGTACATTAAATGGCAGTTTGTCTGATGACACGGCAGGCACTGGCGGATCTGGTACTTCTATAACATTAGCGTCTACAACAGGTTTTCCAACATCTGGCACTATTAAAGTAGGTGCAGAATTTATTTCTTATACTGGAATATCAAGCAATGATTTAACAGGGATAACAAGAGCTACAGCCGGCACTAGATCTGCTCATTCCAGTGGAGCAGGAGTAGAATATTTTACTGCATGGGGTCAAGCTTCTTTATCACAGACACTTTCAATTGATCCTGCTTCTTGGTCTTTAGATAATTTTGGTGAGCAATTAATTGCTACTGTTAAAAATGGTAGATCTTTTTCATGGAATCCGATTAACTCAAATTCGAACGCTTTAACAACAAGAGCTACATTAATATCTAATGCTCCAACTGCATCAGTTATGTCTTTAGTATCTGATAGAGATAGACATTTAATTATGCTTGGGACAGAAACAACCATAGGTTCTCCAGGTACTCAAGATAAAATGTTTATTAGATTTTCTAATCAGGAAAATATTAGTGACTACACGCCAACATCAGTTAATACAGCAGGAACTTTCAGATTAGATTCAGGTACAAAAATTGTAGGGGCGGTTCAAGGTAAAGATTATACATTTATTGTTACGGATAATGCAGCATATGTAATGCAGTTTGTAGGTCCTCCATTTACTTTTTCAATTAGAAAAGTCGGATCAAATTGTGGAGCTATTGGGCAGCATTCCATCAAATATGTAAATGGTGCTGTTTACTGGATGGCAGAAGCTGGTGGATTTTTTGTTTATGATGGAACAGTAAAAACATTACCTTGCTCTGTTGAAGACTTTGTTTTTACCACAAAGAATGGAAATAATTTAGGTGTTAATTATCAAAATGGAGAATCTGTTTATGCAGGTTTAAATACACTTTATGAAGAATTATGTTGGTATTACCCTAAGAGTGGATCTAATTTTAATGACAGATATGTTTGTTTTAATTACCAAGATGGGACTTGGGTAACTGGTTCTTTATCAAGAACAACTTGGGCTGATGCTAATTTATATGATCATCCTTATGCAACAGAATTTACCTCAACTGGTTTACCTACATTTCCAGTAATACAAGGTGTCACTAATACTAATGGTTCAACAAAATATTATGCACATGAAGTGGGAGTAGATAATGTAGATGCAACTGGTGCTAAAACAGCTATACCTGCATTTATTGAGTCTGGTGATTTTAGTCTAAGTGTTGAAGGTGAAGGACAGATGTTTATTAGTATGAGAAGATTCATACCAGATTTTAAAACTATTCAAGGTGATGCTCAAGTAACAATTTTATTAAGAGATTTTCCTGCAGATAGTGAAACTTCTTCGCCTTTAGGTCCTTTTACAGTAACATCATCTACAAGAAAAGTAGATACAAGAGCTAGAGCAAGGTTTGCAAGTTTAAAAATAGCAAATACTTCTACAGAACAAAACTGGAGATTTGGAACATTTAGAGCTGACGTACAACCTGATGGAATGAGATAATGGCTAGAGTAGATATAGTTATACCTGAACCAACACCAATATATACTGAGGAGAATCAAAGACAAGTAACTCAATCTTTAAGAACAATGCAAGATAAATTAAATACATCTTATCAACAAGAATTAAAAAATGAATCTGACACTTTTAACTTTTTTCTATCATGACAATACAATATAAAAATGCGGGCATAAATTTATCTACAACTGGAACAACTTCAGTTTTAACATCTCCAGCAGGAGCAAGATGTTTAGTGAAACAAATTCAAGTGGATAATGCTTCTAGTAGTCCCGTAAATTTATCAGTGCAAGTTACAGATACTTCAGCATCATCTACTTTTGCAATACATAGGAAAGCAATACCCGCAAATACTGTTGAAAATATAATATCACAAACTTTAGTTTTAGAAGAAAGTGATATCTTAAAAATGACAGCAGGCACCGCTAATGAAATACAAGGAATTATAAGCTATGCGCAAATAGATAGATCACAAGAAAATGGCTAAAAAAGAAATACTTTTTAGTGAATCAATTATTACAGATAGATTAGTAGACAATAATCTAAAAGATGAACTTATAGAAATTTTAAAGAATCATGAAAAACAAAATCACAATATTACTAAAAGTAATATCGGTGGTTTTCAAACACCCCTAATAAAAAATAAAAAAATTGAAAATATTTTTTTATTAAAAAGTTTTGAAGTTTTATCTAAATTTTATAATTTAAAAAATACTAAATTAATTATGGAAGGTTTATGGATTAATAGAAATTACAAAAATAATATTAACATACCACATATACATCCACATTGTGTTTTTTCAGGGATTTATTATATTAAAACTCCCAGAGAGGGTGGCGTTCTTAAATTTTTAAGAAACGATAAGTCTGTAGAATCTTTACCTAGTCATCCAATACAAGATACTGATTTTTTTTCTTCTTATGATGTTCAACCTCAAGATAATGGTTTTATTTTGTTTCCATCTTATATGTCCCATATGGTTTTAAGTCATAGTGAAAATGAAAGTAGAATTTCTTTATCATTTAATATATTAATTAAACACAATGGCTAAAAGAAAATTTGTAAATTTTGTCCCTAGACCAAAACCTCGTAAACGTCCTCGAAGACATAAAAAACGATTATCGAAAAATGAAAAAAGAAGTTTTAAAAAATATAATCGTCAGGGTCGTTGATGATTTTACAAAAGTTAAATGACATAATTAAAAACCATAAAATAAATTTATCTGAGGATAATATTTTAGAATTGTTAAAAATTCAAAAAAGATGGCCATTAAAATATCCTTGGGGACAAAACACAATACAGATAATCAGTAATGTCGGTTCATGTGAGTCTTTCTTTTTTTTCAATGCAGACGGATATATTGACTATCAAAAATGGTTAAAATTTTATAATTTAGGTTACACTACTATTTTATCAAACATCTTAGATTTAACAGATGAATTAAGAGATCTAAATAAAAAATTAACAGAAGCAAGTGGATTGAATTTTGTGGGCAATTTTTATTTTTCTAAACCTGGACAAACCCCAAGTTTTTCAAAACACCATCATGATTATAATGTAATAGTCAAACAAATCTATGGCGAAACAGAATGGATTATTGATGAAAAAGTATTTTTTTTACAAGCTAATGATACTTGCATTATTCCAAAAAATAGATATCATCAGGTAATAAGTAAACAAAATAAAAAATTATCTTTAACATTGAACTTAACATGAGTGATATACCAAAAATACCTGCAGAAGCGAAAGAAATTATAAAGAATAAAAGAACAGGGAAAATTTATGAATCTAAAGCAGCTTTTGATGCTGATGTTGCTGACCCCAATACTGATACTACTAGTGATGATTTTAGACAAGATTTAGAAGTTAGAGTTACTAGAGCCGGTGCTATGGGTGCTTTTACAAAAAAATAATGATTACAATTGTAGAAGATTTTTATTCTCCAGAAGATTTAGGGATTATGAGTCTTTACTTTATGAACACACCTTTTCTTGAAAGCTATCATTCAAAAGAGTGGCAAGTATCTAACAGATTACAAGCTTACCCCGTGCACGAGTCTGCACAAATTCCTAAATCTGATGATCCTAGAAGTGCTTATCAAATTTTTAAAAGAACATTAGAATATAAAACTAATTTAAAACCTTTATATATAAAAACTTTGTTAAGAAAAATAAAACTTAGTGAACTTAAAGAATCAGCTGTATTTAAAAATGATAGACCACATATGGATGATGAAACATTTAATTATGCTGGGTTGGTTTACTTTAATTCTAACTCAATTAAAGATGGTACTAAGTTATATTCTGATGAAAGAGATTTTGAGCCAACATTAATCGTAGGTGCAAGAGTAAATAGGTTGGTGTTATATAATACTCAACAACCACATAGCACTCCTATGGATCAGCATGTAGAAGAACGATGGGTACAGCCTGTTTTTTTAATAACTGAAAAAGAAACCTTGGATAAATATAATTCATACATTAACAAAGATTTAAAATGAAACCGAGAGGTGCAACAGAATTACAGCATGAATTATTAGAAAAATATGTTCACAAAGATTTGTTAAATAAATTTCAAATTTGCACATCAATACCAGGAAAGATACCACTTGATCCTAACAAAATAAATATTCTTTGGCAAAAAAATTCTTATGACCAACCTAATCTACAAAATTTTTTTTCTAACAAAGATAGGCATCATGAGTATGATTGGTATGTTTTTAATAGTCATTGGAACTATGAAAAATTTAGATATTTTTTTAACATCCCTACTGAAAAATGTGTAGTGATTAAAAATGGAGCAGATCATTTTCCAAAAAGAAAAATTTATAAAAAAGGTGATCCGATAAGAATTATACATCATTGCACACCTTGGAGAGGTCTTAATGTTTTATTACTGGCAATGCAATTATTAAAAAATAAAAATATAACTTTAGATGTTTATAGTTCTTGCCATGTATATGGAAATGAATTTGCAAACAGAGTAGAGCCAGATTTTAAAGATTTATATGAACAAGCAAAAGAACTACCAAACGTAAATTATATTGGTTTTAAACCTAATGAATATGTCTTAGAGCATATGTCGGATTATGATTTATTTGTTTATCCTTCAATATTTGAAGAGACCTTTTGTGCATCAGCTTTGGAAGCTTTGGCTTGTGGTTTACATGTTATAACTACAAATTTTGGTGCACTACCAGAAACTTGTTCTGAATGGCCTGTATATGTAAATTATACTCTAGATCGTGAGTTGATGGCAGCTTCATTTGCTCAAGCAATTGATGTGACAGCTGATTATTTACATACTAGTGTAATTCAAAAACATCTTGATAATCAACAAGAGTTCTATAAAAATTTTTATAGTTGGGAGAAAAAAGGTGAGGAGTGGACTAGATTTTTACAAGGAGCTTTGCATGTCAAAAATATTTAAAAATTTTAACGAAGTTGTTTTGGATTTTAATGGTTTATTTAAATTACTTTCTAAGGGAGATTATATCACTAAAGTTTATCAAAGGCAGAATAATGCATTTTACAATCATTTTAAAATTGAAAACGTACATAAAGATAAATTTTTCTGGGGTTTAATAAATGCTATGTGTAATGGTATAAATGTTAAAAATGCAAACTTAGACGCACATATATTTACAAGTTTTTTATCTGGTATAGGAGGGGTTGCGCATACTGACAATTATGAACATGTTTTATTATATAACTTATATGGCGAAACAATTTACATAGTTGAGGATACTAAATATATTGTAACCCCCAAAGATTTACTACACATAGAAGGTGGTGAAATTCATCAGGCCATAAGTTTAACTCCGAGAATTACTTTATCTCTTGCTATAAAAGGAAATTAATTATGTCACAAAATAAATATGTAAATGAAGATACTTATCAAACTTTAACAGAATTAAAAGTGGAGGTTCAATCTGATTATGAAAGTGCAGTTAAGCCTTTGTGGAAACCAAATAAAGATGAATTTTTAAAATATCAAATATTTGTTGGAACACCAGTCCATAGCGATGTATCAATACATTATACACAAGCCTTAATAGAATTTCAAAAAGAATGTTTTTTAAAAAAAATGAAAGTATCATTTCATTTAATTAAATCATCTCTAGTAACTCAAGGACGGAATTTATGTGTATCAGGATTCTTAGAGTCAAAAGCAACACATTTATTGTTTATTGACTCTGATATTTATTTCCAAGGTAAATCTATTTTTTCTATGATTAAAGCTGATAAGGATATAATATCTGTTCCTTACCCATTAAAAACTTTGATGTGGGATAAAGCATACAGAAAAATACAAGAGGGTAAAATTAAACATCCCGATGATATTAGAAGAGCCCTACATACATATCCTATGAAAGTCCCAGACGTAAATAATATAAACCTTGATAAGGGTGTTATGGAGGTTACCGACTCACCAACTGGATGTATGTTAATAAAAAGAGAAGTGATTGAAAAAATGATTGAGAAATATCCAGAAAAAGAGATTAGACAAAAGACAGTAATAAATGGTCAATACATAGATAAACCACATATGTGGAATTTTTTTGATACACATTTTGATCCAAAAACAAAAACATTTAATGGAGAAGATTTTGCATTTTGCCAATTATGGAGAAATATTGGTGGCAAATGTTATGCTTATATTAATGATTCAATAGTTCATGTAGGGGAGCATCAATACCAAGGTAAGTTTTACGATGAGTTGATAGCACGTAAATAAAATGGTAATATATGCTATTATTAGGGAAATAGTATATGGATCCATTTACAATAGCTTTGGCCACATTTGGGGTACAAAAACTTAGAGGAAAATCAACACGAACTGCATTAAAGGATGCAGCACTTTTAGGAGGTGCATCTTTTGGTATTGGTCAACTTGCACAAGCTGGGGCTTTGGGATCACAAGCACAAGCTGGTCAGGGTTTTCTAGGTAACATAGGTCGAGGCAAAGCCTTTAGTTCTATACCTGGTTTAGGTGATAGTGAAATACTTGCAAAAGTTAAAGGTCAAAAAGGTGATAAAGATTTATATAAAACATTTTTGGATGCTGCTAAAGATAAGGGACTAGATACTGCAGAAGGTAAAGAATTATTAAAAGCTGCTAATGAATATAAACCTAGTGGAATAGCTGGCATGTCTACTATTGGTAAAGTCGCTAGTGCTGCTGCTTTGACACCATTATTAATGGGTGAAGAGGAACCAGTTAAACCATTGTTTGATGAGGATGATTATAAGCAAGCTTACAAAGAACAATCAGAAAAATTAAAAGGCGCATTTGAGCCAGTAAAAATGACAAAGCCTACAATTGCTGAAGTATCTCCTCCAATGTTTTATGCAAATCAAGGAGGTCTTGCAACTGCATTACCAAAGTATAATGAGGGTGGTGTAAATTACCTACCATCAAAAATAGACCATGATGAAAACGATGTTAACAATTATGTTAGAGCTTCTGGTTATGTTGAAGACGGTGCGGGTGTGGGTAATAAGGATGAAGACACTATGTTAGCACAACTTGCTGATGGTGAGTTTGTATCAAGAGCAGATGCTGTTTTGGGAGCTGGTATTTTATCAGGTGCAGACCCAAAAAGTTTTAAGGGAATGAGAAAAGCAGGAGCTGATTTTTTTTATAATCAACAAAAACAATTTAAACGAATTTATGATTTAGTCGATGGAAGCAAAGAAAATAAAAATTAAAAAAGAAATAGATGTGTTAGAAATCTATCCTCAAACTCTGGATACCTATTGGGATCTATGTGAATTTATGTTGAGAGAGGGTTTAAAATATGATGGAGATCCTATGAGTATCATTGACTTAAAAAAATTACTTAAAGAGGGCTCCATGCAACTTCATCTTATGTTTGGTTCAGATGATGGAGAGGGTTATAAAGCATTTGGTGTTTGTGTAACAAGAATTGTTGCTTTACCAAATTTTAAACAATGTGAAGTTATATTATTGAAAGGTGAAAAAAGAAAATTATGGCAAGATAAACTTGCAAATAAAATAGAATCTCTTGCTAAAGAAACAAAATGTAAAAGAATTGCAGTACATGCAAGACCTGGATGGCAACCTTTTTTAAAAACAAAAGGTTGGGATGTTAAAAGATATTTATATACTAAGGAGATAAATTAATGAGTTTTATATTTGGAGGCGGAGGAGGTGCTAGCGATCAAACGACTGGTAGTTCTGTTGTAACGCAAAGAGAAGCACCTGGAGTAGAGGCAAGAAAATTAAGTCTTTACGATCAAGCTGCAAAGTTAGCTGCAAGCCCTGTCAATCTACCTACAATTCAAGTTGCAGGATTAAGTCCAGCAGAACAACAAGCCATTGCTGCAGCACGACAAGGTGGGGTTGGTGCAGGTACTGTAACCTCTGGAATACAAGCGATACAAGCTGGTTTACAAGCTCCTGACATTCAACAATTTTTTAATCCTTTTCAATCATATGTTACAGACGAAATAGCTAGAAGAGGTCAAATGCAAATGAATCAAGTAGCTGCACAAGCTGTAGGATCAGGTGCATTTGGTGGAGGTAGAGAAGGTGTTCAAAGGGCAGAACTACAAAGAGGAATTTTATCACAAATAGGACAAGCACAAGCACAAGGATTTCAAACTGCTTTAGGTGCTGCACAAAGACAAAGAGCTACACAATTAGCAGGAGGTATGAATTTAGCCTCAGTAGGTGCTCAGCAACAAGCGATGTCAATGGCAGATATACAAGCACAATTAAGAGCAGGTGCTTTAGAAAGAGGAGTAGGGCAAGCACAATTAGATGCTCAAAGACAAACTGCATTACAAAGAGCTTATGAACCATTCCAAAGAATCGAATTTTTAAAAGGTATCATGACAAATTTACCAACAACACAAAGTACGATTACAGCATCCACAGCTCCAGGTGCTAACCCATTAGGTCAAGCATTAGGTGCGGGTCTTGGTGCTTATTCTGCTTATAACATGTTCCAACCGAGGTAATATGGATTCAGTATTAACAAGAAAAATGTTTCGAGATAGATATTTTGAAATACATAAGCCTAAACAATTTAATAAAGGTGGAATTGCAAATATCCAACACTTTGTAGAAGGAGGAATTTCTTCAAGAGAAAAAGCTATTTTAGCTGCAACCTTCGCAGCACCCTTACTAACATCTACACAAAGAAAAGGTGAGGGTATGTTATCAGGTGTGTTAAGAGCTGTGGGTGAAGGTACTGCAAAATTACCAACAACTTTGATTGCACTAGAAGAGGCACAAGATAAAGAAGAAACTGAAACTTTAAGAGCTGCAACTGCATCTGAAAAAAAAGAACTTGGTTATAACCCTAAAGATAGACTGATTGTTAAAACAAAAGGTGGCAATGTTACTGGAATTGCTGACAAACCAACATTTGGAGAAAGAGAAAAAGCAGCAGATAGAGCAGCAACTCTTAAACAAGCAGATAAAATTTTATTAGGTGTCAAACAAATAGGTTCTGGGCCAATAGAAGGTAGAATAGCAAAAGCTACTGCAGCATTAAATATGAATCCTAAAGCTGCAGCATTTAATGTAACCATTGAGGAATTTAAAAAGAGTGCAATTAAGGCACTAAGGGGTGCACAAGTCGGTCCACTTGAAGAAGCAAGCTTTAATGCATTATTACCTACTATTACAGATGTAGAAGATGTAATTGTTGCAAAAGTAAATACAATGAAAGAAAAATTAAGAGAAATAGACGGACGATTAGATGCATCAGGTGTTGTAAGTGATCCAGATAATTTAGAATATTATAAGGATAGTTTTAGTAATTTTGGAATATCTGCTAATCCAGAATCAATAACATATGATCCTTCAGCAGATCTTTATGTGTTTGAAAATGGAAAATTAAAAAAGAAATAAAATGGGTAGAATTAACGTACAAGGTTTAGGTGTTGTAGAAATAGAGGGTGATGCTCCTACAGAAAAAGAGAGTGAACAAATTGGTAAAGCCCTTAAAACACTAATGAATGAACAAGTAGGTGATGTTGTATCAGATAAACAAGCAGTAGAATATGCTGATGGTCCAAACTTTGGAAGAATAGCAACAGAGGTAGCAGGATCTATTTTAGGGTCTATTGCAGCGGGTGGATTTACACTTCCTAGGCTTGCTGCTAATGTTGGCATGAGAAGTTTACCATTTCTTAAAGCATTAGCAAAAGCATCTGCGGGATCTGCAGCAGGAGGTGGAGCTGGAGCCCTAGTATCTGAAACTTTTGATCCTAGTGAGAATGTTGCAAAAGAGATTGCGAGAGCAGCTGGAGAAGGAGCATTAGGGGAAGCAATAGGTGCACCCTTAGCTATCAAAGCTGCTCCAATAATACAAAAGATACTTGGTAAACCTAGAAACTTTGCAGATGAGTTAACTGGTGCTAGATTAGCAGAAGATCAATTAAAAAATAAATCTTATGAAATACTTTATGGTGAAAAAGTTGCTAGAACTTTAAAGGGTCTTTCAATTGAGGATCAAAATAAAATCTTAAAAGACTTAACTCCAAGTGATGATAAAATATTAGAGTATATGAAAAAGAAAGGTATTAAAAGAGATGAATTTACTACTTTAAAAAATTCTGCAATAGAATCACAAAAAGGTTTAACTCCTGCATTTAAGACCAATGATCAAACTATAAATATTTTAGAAACCATAATGTCAAAATCAATTTTAGGTGGTGGTCAATTTGCAACAAGATACAGAGGCTTAAAAACTATTGGTGATAGAGTAGCTAGTGATGTTGTTAATGAAATGACAGAGGGGAGCTTAGCAGGAAATAAATCAGAATTAGGTAGTTTATTTTTTAGAACATTTACTGATGGTGCACAATTATTTAAAAAGGCATCTGATGATATGTTTAAAAGAGTAGACGATTTATTAGGCAAAAATACTCGAACTCCTGCACTATCTATATTTAATAAAGTTGGCACTTCAAATAGCTTATCTGCTACAGTTGCTGAGATAAACGAAAATATAGCAAGAGGTATAGGAGGTGGTACAGATAATATTAACTATGGTATTTTTCAAAAATTAAGTAAAGATTTAGATGATGTAGGTGAAGCATTTGCAGGTAAATTTTCTTATGTAGATTTAGCAGCTAAAAGAGCTAGTCTTGCAGCACATAAACAATTACTTATTGCAAAAGAAGCATTTAAC